TTAAGTAAAGATGAAACTGTAACTCCAAATGGTGCAATATTCGGCACTACCAAATATGGATTCTTACCTGAGTTATTATCTCAGATGTATAATGAACGTAAGGAAGTTAAGAAGTCAATGTTAAAGGCTCAACAAGATTTTGAGAATACAAAAGACCCTAGACTTCTTAATCTCATTTCCCAATACAAGAACAAACAGATGGCACTCAAGATTGCATTGAACTCTGCATATGGTGCAATGGGTAATCAGTATTTCAGATTTTATGATATTCGTATTGCAGAGGCTGTTACATATGGTGGACAACTTTCCATTAGGTGGATTGAGATTGCACTCAACAAGTACATGAATGAATTACTAAAGACTGAAGATGAGGATTATGTACTTGCATCTGATACGGATTCTGTTTATCTTACTTTTGAAAAATTAGTTGACAAGTTGAAACCGAAAGACCCTGTAAAGTTTCTTGATACTATTTGTAATGATACGATAGAGAAATTTATCGGTGAAAAGTATCAAGAACTTGCAGACTATACAAATGCATATGACCAGAAGATGATTATGGCTCGTGAGGTGATTGCAGACAAAGGTATCTGGACTGCAAAGAAACGATACATTCTGAATGTCCATAACTCTGAAGGTGTACAGTATGCAGAACCAAAACTAAAGATGATGGGAATTGAGGCTGTCAAGTCGTCAACTCCACAAGTATGTCGAGACAAGATTAGAGATGCGTTGAAATTGATTATTAGTGGTGATGAAAAAGAACTCAACACTTTCATACAGGATTTTCGTAAGGAATGGTTGAAACTCAAACCAGATATGATTGCATTTCCACGTTCCTGTAATGGTCTTGGTAAGTGGGCAACAACGAATGGTATTTTCAAGAAGGGTTGTCCAATGCACGTTAAAGGAGCTCTACTCTACAATTTCCAGTTGAAAGATAAGAAACTGAATAAGAAATATCCAGAGATTATGGATGGTGAGAAAGTCAAGTTTGTTTATTTGAAGAATCCAAATCCATTTCAGACAAACGTATTTACCTTTTTTACAGAATGTCCTAAAGAGTTGGAAGTGCAGAAATATATAGATTATGATAAGCAATTTGTGAAGTCGTATGTCGAACCATTGAAATTCATTACAGAGTCTATTGGGTGGATGATTGATGAGTCATATGGAACACAAACAACATTATTAGATTTTTTTAATTAAGGAGAAAACAATATGGATATGGCGAATCCTAAAGAAGCTAAACTAAACATTTATGGTGAAAATCCCGAAGCACCATATGTAAGAAAACATAGGGAATTTGTAGATAGTGTAACTTCAGAAGCTACAAAAGACTGTGACACATTTATTGAAAAATTAGATGAGTTACAAGCGAATCCAAGATGGAATCAACCACAAAGATTACTCACAGGGGCAATCGGTATCTGTTCAGAGGGTGGTGAACTACTAGATATAGTAAAGAAACTTGTTTTTCAAGGTAAACAACCAACAGTTGAACTACGAATGAAATTGAAGAATGAACTTGGTGATGTAATGTGGTATGTACAACAAGTATTATTAGCCATGGATTGGGAACTACACGATGTTCTCGCTGAGAACACTAAGAAATTAAGTGGTCGTTATCCAGAAGGATTCGATGTTGAAAAATCTGAAAATAGAGAGGATTAATGGATCTAAAGAAATTTATAAAGGAGTCAGGAAATGAATATGCCTCAATCGTGGAAGAAGGTGTGGCAGCTGGCGATGTTCATAGTTACATTGACACCGGCAGTTATTTGTTTAACGCTTTACTTTCTGGTAGTTTATCTGGTGGACTACCTTCAAACAAAATTACTGCACTTGCTGGGGAAAGCGCAACAGGAAAAACCTACTTCGCATTAGGAATGGTAAAACAATTCTTGGATGCAAATCCAGATGCTGGAGTATTATATTTTGAGTCTGAATCTGCAATACCAAGAGAACTTATAGAGTCTAGAGGTATTGACCCTAAAAGAATGGTAATACTTCCAGTAGTAACCATACAGGAATTCAGAACACAAGCAATAAAAATTCTAGATTCATATCTGGAACAGGAAGAACAGAAACCCTTGATGATGGTTCTGGACTCGCTTGGCAATTTATCAACTACAAAGGAATTAGAAGATACTGCTGCAGGAGCAGAAACCAGAGATATGACAAGAGCTCAAATCATAAAAGCCTGTTTTCGTGTATTGACCCTCAAGTTAGGTCGTGCAAATGTTCCACTAATCGTAACCAATCACACATATGATGTGATAGGTGCATATATGCCCACTAAGGAAATGGGTGGTGGTTCTGGACTAAAATACGCAGCTAGTTCTATCGTTTACTTGTCCAAGAAGAAAGACAAAGATGGTACTGAGGTGGTTGGAAATATCATCCATTGTAAGAACCAGAAATCCAGACTGACAGTAGAAAATAAAATGATAGATGTTCGATTGGGTTATCAGTCAGGCATCGATAGGTATTATGGACTTCTAGAGTTTGGTGAGAAACATGGAGTATTTAAAAGGTCTGGTAATCGTTATGAGATCGATGGTAAACAGTTATATGGAAAATCCATTTATGCTGATCCAGAGAAATATTTTAATCAACAAATTATGGATGGTTTAGAAGAAGCTGCCAAAAAGGAGTTTTTATATGGAGAGGTACATAAAGACATACCCGAAGATATTCAGTAAACAAGAATGTTCTGGTATTGTAGAGTATTTCAATATACAGGAATTGAATAATAATTTAACACATACCAAGTTGGAAGGCCATCGAAATTTTGATGAACTCAACTTGAATGATTTTCCAAAAGAAACACACGATACACAGTTATCAATATATGATAGATTTAAATATGTCTTACAACAATATAAAGAAGAAACAGGGTTACACGAGCATACCTGGCCGGAGAAGTTCAAGTACGAAGAAATTAGAATTAAGCGTTATAGAATGGGTCGAGGGAATTTCTTGGATCATGTTGATGTCGGGAGTCTTGATTCTGCAATGCGTTTTCTTGTACTCTTTGTTTACCTTAATGATGTAGAAGAAGGTGGAGAAACAGAATTTCCAGATTTGGACTTGACTATTGCGCCTGAGTGTGGTACAATGATATTATTTCCAGCAACTTGGACATACTTGCATCGTGGAAACATACCAATATCAAACGATAAATTTATTTTAGGGAGTTATTTACACTATGTCTGAATACACACCAGTAGAAACAGTCAAACATTCTATGGTAGTGCGAGAGGGTGATGAGTCTAAACTCAACGCCATTCGTATTGAAGAAGGTAAATTTAAAGATTTAGTTTATCTTTACGAGGATGTTATGATGGGGGAAGAAACTAAAAGTGGGGGAATGAACCTTCATTTTACATTGAAGCCTGCACAATGGAAAAACAATAATCATTTGAAACACGAACAAGAATTTCATCAAATCGCAGGAGATATTCTTGTTTCATGTTTGGAAAAAGGACTAACTGAGGAGGAAAATTTTGAAATCATCTACAGAGACAATGATTCTAGCACATTTGATGAACAACGAAGCGTTCACAAGGAAAGTATTACCCTTTCTGAAGATTAAATATTTTGAGAGTAAAGAACATCAAGTAGTATTTGATGAGATAGATAAGTTTGTAGATAAATATAGTGAACTACCAACAAAAGAAGCCGTAGTTATACAGATTGATAAAAGAAATGATTTAAACGAGGAGTTATATAAAACAACTCAAGACTTAGTGAATGGATTATCACATGAGGAAACAGATCAAAAATGGTTGGTGGACACAACCGAACAGTACTGCAAAGATAGGGCCCTCCATCTTGCAGTTCTGGATGGAATTAGCATTATAGGTGGAAATGATAAAGATAGGAATACTACTGCTTTGCCTGATATTCTGTCTGATGCTCTTTCTGTTAGCTTTGATATGTCTGTTGGTCATGACTATGTTGATAATTCCGAAGATCGTTTTGCGTTTTATCATAAAAAAGAAGAACGAATTCCTTTCGATCTCAAGTACTTCAACGACATAACGAATGGTGGACTTCCTAATAAGACACTAAACATTATAATGTCTGGTACAGGAGTAGGTAAAACCCTATTCATGTGTCATCATGCAGCCAATGTTCTTATTAATGGATATGATGTTCTTTATATCACATTGGAGATGGCAGAGGAACGGATTGCAGAACGTATAGATGCAAACTTGATGGACTTGACTATCGATGAATTACATGACCTACCTAAGACCCTTTTTGAAAGTTCAGTAGATAAGATTAGAAAGAAAACTCAAGGTAAACTGATAATCAAGGAATATCCTACTGCATCTGCTCACTCAGGACACTTCAAGTCTCTAATTAAGGAATTAAAGATTAAGAGACAATTCTCACCTAAAATTATTTTCATAGACTACTTAAACATTTGTGCATCTTCCAGATTCAGAACTGGAGCAAATGTCGGTTCTTATTTCTATATTAAGGCTATTGCAGAGGAATTGCGAGGTTTTGCAGTTGAAGAAGATGTTCCTATAGTTTCTGCAACTCAGGTGAATAGAACTGGATTTACTGCTTCAGATTTTGGTCTGGAAGATACTAGTGAGAGTTTTGGATTACCAGCAACAGCTGACTTTATGTTTGCACTTATACAAACTGAAGAATTAGAGGAACTTAACCAAGTTCTGGTAAAACAACTCAAGAATCGATATAATGACCCTACTAAAAATAAGAAATTTATTCTAGGTATTGACAGACCTAAAATGAAATTATATGATGTAGAACAACAAGCTCAGGCAGACCTTGTTGATAGTGGTCAAGACATTCCAACTCAACAAGTAAATACAGACGATTGGAAGTTCTAATGTTATAAATACTATTTGAGAGGGTTTCAACTAGGAGAAGATTCTCTGAACCTTCTAGCTCTGGTACTCTCTTTTTTTTATATTAACATGGGAATTTGAAACAGCTTACCTTATTTGTCTACAATTCCCCCAATTTTATCAAAAAATGCAATCATTTAGACAACATCTTATCAAAGAAGAACAATTACTT